TCAACTTTCTTTTCAAAATCCTTAAGTTCTAAGTTCTCAGTAAGATTCTCTATATCCTGATTGAAGGTATCTTTAAGTGTATGTAAGTTATCATTAACCTTTTCAAAATCTTCATCTATGACGCTAAAAGTTTTCCCAATCCAAGAGAAATCAGGAACTTCATTTATCTCATTAACCCACTTAGGGAACTTAGGAATATCTGCTCTAACACCCTCTATATTCTCCTTAAGTGATTCTATCTCATCTTCATAATATCTTACTTCTGGGACTTCTGGAATACTTTCCTTTACTTGCTCTATATGAGTAAGAAGTTCTTGTAATTCATTATCATATGACTTTATTTCTGGTATCTCAGGGATACTCTCTTTAACATCATTGACTAAACGTAATAATTCAGGCCAAGGAGGAACTATATCTTTTACTTCAGCAAAAGTTTCTCCATTAGCATCTTCTATAGTTTGAGTTGCTTCTTCTATTTCCTCTTCTTTCTCTATATAACTTTCTACTGATGGTAAATCTTCTTCTTCCAGTAAATCAGCAACTGACGGAAGTTCTTCCAAACTCTCTGTAAAGTCGTCAATCGATGGCAAATTTTTATAGTCGTCAGACATGTTATGAGTAACCTAGTACTTTGGGATTTCTCTCCCTATACTTTATTTATTATCTTCAACATTAACAGATTTAAGCATTTTTGCTAATTCTGCAGTAGAACCAACAAAAAGAGAATTATTAACAGTAGATGGTCCTTTAGATTGCTTCTCTTCTTCTACATCTTTTAACTTTTTCTGTAAGTCCATCAACTTATCAGTAGCATCAGAAACACTCTTAATTAACTGTCCTGCTACTTCATATGCTCTGGGCATTTCACTCTCTTGAGCAAGTTCAAGAATACCATCAATTGCTTCTTGACCCTTCTCTATTATACTGTAAAGATTTCCTCTAGTATAATCATAATCTCTTTCAATATCACTTCTTTCATGCTTCTCTGGTTTGGTTATACCAACTTCAGTAGGTTCTGTAGTTACTACATCTGTAGTAACATTAAAAGCATCATTTAGTTCATCAAAGTTTTTAGTCATTAGATAGTTCCATCAAAACCAAAGTCATCTCCAAATTCTATAGCAGCATTATCTGTGGTTGTGATAACTTTAACTTCTGCTCCATTCACATGGTCAGTAGCAGCAGTATTATCTTGACCCCTTCTAACAGTTAGTGCTGTTCCAGAAATGGATTCGACATACATTTCCTCCTGATCTATGTATATGTAATTGGTTGCTTCAATACCACTAGCACTAGTTACATTGATAATAGCTATACTATCATCTATATTTTCACTTAAGTTAGTAGTAACAGTATCTCCATAACTCTTAGTTGCTCTAGGTACAACACTGTAAGTAACTTCCCTAGTTGGAGTAGATGTCTTACCACCAGCAACATATCCAATAGATGCCTTCTTGATAACATCCTTGGCAATGTCTGTATTGACAGGACCAAACATGTAAGTCTTAGCAGTAAATCTCATAGTATAGATAAGTGCTCTTCTAGTAGAAAAATCACTTTCATAATCATCACTAGTAGTAATAGAATTTAAGACAATTGGAATATCTCTTTTCTCTCCAATAGTATCAACTAGGTCTACTGTTACAGTATATGCAGGTTGAAAGTATGGGAGGATTTGCTCTACTATCTGAAGCATATCATCATTCAACTTAGTAAAGATACTAAGTTCAAAATCTAGGTTATATGGTACAGGTAAATATGTTTTTGCTAAAGTCTTTTTATCTCCTTTAACACCTTTTAAAAATGTTTGTGTAGTTGTTGATTTTCTTGCAGGATCATAACTAAGACCATTAAGTTCAAATGACATTCTTGGAAGACTGATCTGAACTGGTTTATTCAAATCAGGTACTTGCTCCAGTCTTGCTAAGAACTTTTGAGTAGGACCATAAGCAAGAGGAACCTTAGTAGTACTAACAACAGAACCATCACTATTGTCATGGTTTATATTAATATTATTAAAGATAGAACCAAAAGCAATAATGGTTCTCCTCATTATTTCGTGATAAAAATATTCAAACATTGTTACAATCCTAGTGTATTATTTAGGGCATCCCAAATGGGTTGGTTTCTGTGAAGTCAATTATATCATCTGCTTCACTTTCGATGGTAGTATTTTCAGCAAATCCATCATCAACATTAGTGGTTGCAACCCTCTGGTATTCATATTCAGCACCAGATGTGCTACCTGTAATAACTTCACCATCATTAAATGAACCACTGATAATAGAAATCTTAAGTTCCATAGTAGAAGCATCCCAAGATTTAACCCTACCAGTAGAACTACTTGCAGCACCAGTTACTACCTCATTAAAGACATAGTTACCAGAACCACCCATGTAAGGTGCAGTGACTGTAATGGTTGGAGGAGTAGTATATCCAGATCCAGCATCAGTAATACCAATTTGAGTAACAATACCTACACTATTGATGTATGCTAGAGCAGATGCTGTTGTACCCCCTTCAGGTGCTGCTGTAAAGGATATTAATGGTACTGTAGAGTATCCAGTACCTCCAGATGTAATTGTGACTATTCCAATAGATCCATCAGATACAGTGGCAGTAGCAGCAAAACCTGCACCTCCACCACCAACTGTATAGATCTCTGGTTCTTGACCTATAGTATATCCATAACCTGGATTAATAAGATCAATTCTACGTATCCTATAAGATTTCTCTCCATCATAATCTACTATATCATCTCTCATAGATGCTATACCTACAGCAGTTAATCCTGCAGAAGGAGCTGATGAAATAGCAACCCTTGGAAGACTGGTGTATTCATTTCCAGTATTAGTAATAGTGACACTGGATAATGCACCATCTACAATACCAGTTGTAAGAACTGCTGTGGTTCCAGAAGATACTAGAGTAAGTGTTTCAATGTAACCTGCCTTCTCTAGGTTATCATCAATATCACCCACTCCTGTATCAACAACAGAATCCTCATATCTGTAAAGCTCACATCTGAGTTCATAAACATATCTCTCTTTTAACTGATAAAATGGTTTCTCATGCTCTACAAATTTAATCTCAAATAACCTATCACCTAATGGGAAGTATATTAAATCTCCTTCCTTAGGTCTTGTTGCTAATTCTATATTTGGTATATTCTTAATAAGTGGCGTAACATAATTCTCAAACCTATCTCTTGATATTACAAGAGTTAAATCATCAAGTGCCTGTACACCAAATTTGGATAGAAGAGAACCTTGTCCTTCATATCCATCAAAGGTATCTACATATGCTTCTAAAGGAATTGCTTCCTCAAACTTAGACTCTATGACTTCCTGAATTACAGTAGTCTTAGTAATATATCTTCTGGGAATGTAATAAACATCTACCCCATACATCTTAATCTGTTCATTGATTAAGCTTTGGACAAGATTCTGCTCTGTGGAAGACCCTTGTAAGAAATAAGGATTTAATGCCATTAGCCTATCATATCAAGAGGAGGAAGTTCATAAGTATTAGACATATTCTCCCTAATTCTTTCTAATTCTTTTTCTGCTTGTTCATACATTTCCATACCATTTAACTCGATTCCACCAGGCAATTTAACTCCTTGAAATTTAGACATATTTTGACCCCACTGCCTCTTAATAAGAGCGGTTGCATATGGTTTTAAGAATGAATCATTCCATACTCTTGGATAAGTTGATGGATCTAATAAAGTAAAACAATCTATAACCAAATAATCACCTACACTTACACTTGACCAATCTATATCTAAATATAATCTATCCTGTCTTTTATTAAATCTTATTTGCTTTTCTGTTGTAAGTAAAAAATTAATATCTTCCAAATAAGTTTTTACCATTGCATATGAAAGAAGTTCAGTAGCACCCCAATAATAAATGTCATTCAAAAATAACTGATACTTTACACTAAACATATTGTTAGTGATAGTATTGCTTCCATCAAAATGAAATATCTTAGTAACTCCTATAACTTCTGGAGGAATAGGAAGATAATTACTATTTTCAGTATAACTGAATTGAGTAGTAACTCCAACTGTTGTATCCACTGTAGTAGTGGTTATACCTGCTCCACCTGTTGCTCTTCCTCTATCTTTATCTTCTTGAGTTATTTGATATTTTCTATATGATTGGTATACTCCATCAAAATGTCTTTCTTGAAAGAACTGAACAGCATCATCTATAATATCTTCTATTTGCTCGTCTGCAACATTAAT